ACCAACGCAGTATCAAACACCAAAGTATCATTAGCCGCAATAGGAAGTTGATACATAATAGCATTAGAAGCCGTAGAAGTAGCCCCAATACTAATAGTCACCCAAGCATCAACACCATTAGTATTTGTTACAATAAACTGCTTAACAACCCAAACCCGGCTAGAAGGAACCGTACCAAGAGTGGTATCAGTAGTACCAACCGCAGCAGGTCCAAAAACTCTAGTCTCTACTCTATCTCCAACAGCCATTAGGGTCCAATCTCCATTAATATTATAGCACTATCTGTTGTATCATTAGTAATCGAATAATCAGAAGAACCACCAGAAGTTCCACCACCAGCAACCTCAACCCACACACCATCATAATAAAACAACAAAGCACCAACATCTGTCTTATACCACAAATCCCCTTCAGCAGCATTACCCGGCGCTGAGTCAGAAGCCGTAGTACGACGATCAGTATTAGCAAAATTATGAGCAGAAATGCGACCAATCATGCGATGTACTCAACCCCGTTAACAGTCAAAGTAATATTTGCGTCAACCGGATCATAATACAGCGCATCACCCGCATTCAAAACATAAACAGAATCAGAATGAATAACATCATTAGCCGGAACAGTAACATTACTAATAACTTTATTATTCGCACCAGCAGAACCGCCAGAAGGAATAACATTCAAAGAAAACGTCTTATCAGTAGCAGACGTATTACAAACATTAATAGTTCTAATAATAGTATAACTGCCCACATTGGATGATGCAGTATAAACATTAGATGCCGTATCATTCCCAATGTAAAGTCTCTTAGGTGTTAAAGCCATTTATACCCCCATCCAAGACAACACATGGTTGTCAAAAGTAGTCGTGTTCATATCCTGCACCGCTGTAGCATCCAAAACATGATTAACAGTAGTACCGGATAAGTGAGAATTAGCAGCAGGGCCATCATAACCTCTCTGAGAAACAGTGAACGTATTAGAAGACCTAGACGTACACAAAACTTTCTCTTCGTTAGCCTGACCCCGACTTAAAACGATAACAAAAGGATTACCACTTGAACCGTTAGGAAAAGAAGAACCATCAACAACAGTGATAGAAGTATCACTATTAGACAAAGCACCCGTAGTCGTTGTTTCTACTACCGCACCAGCAAATTCCCTTCTTTCCATCAGACCTCCAATTAGTTAATGCTAATGTCAAGATCACCAGTAGCAATACGCAAAGTATCACCAGCGTCAAGACTTTTATTAGCAGTAAGAGTACCGTGAACAAGCAGATTGCCAGAAGTTGAAGCATCATAGATAGCGATACCAACAACAGTGCAAGCAGGCATATCAGTGAAATCAATATTCGCACTATTCTGCGTTGCACCGCTCGCAGCAGCATCAAAAGTAGCCGTCTGACGAGCATACGAACCACCAGAAACCTCAGTACCAGCAGTACCGGTGTCATCCTCAGCAACAGTCATCAAAGCAACATAAACATTAGATGGTGCAGTGTATGAAGTTGTAGCAAGGAAATGATCAAGAAGCTTGTTCTCAAGGTAATTACTTAAGTTACCAGCCATTAGTTATTCTCCTTATAATAATCTTCCAACTCCAACTGAGTCGGAATTCTAAAGTTATCAAGAGTCAACAGATGATCAGCCTCAGCCGCATCTAACTCATAGATCCTTCTATCTCTTGTAAAACGGACACCACTCTTTGTTGAATAAGCAGAACCGCTATCAAAATAAACAAATTTCTTACCGGTAGATGCCTTAGCAACAGTCTTTTCAGGCACCGGAGACTTCTCTGCTTTAGGAGCAGTCTTTTTAGCCGTCGTCTTCTTAGCAGCCGCCTTCTTAGCAGGAGCCTTCTTAGTAGGCTCAGGAAGATCAGACGACTTCACTACATTCTCACTCATAACATCAATTCTATCATAAGTATCATTATAAAACAGAAAAGGTGGGGGATATTTCCCCCACCCCTTCCGCTCTAGGACAAGTAACTATAACGGTCCTAAGATCAGGTGCTGCGAAGCTTAACATTCTTAGCGATGACATAAGAGTCAGCGTTCTCAATGTTACAAGCAACACGCATGTACTGAGTGTACTCAATGGTGTCAGTCTTAGGCTGGAACTGACGGTACACCGTAATGTCACGATGTAGACCAACAACACGGTTGTTCGGGAAGGTAAGTTCCACATAACCGTGCGAACCAGCGGCACCAGAGTAATCACCCGACTCAGCCTCAGGCATGAGCGGGACCTCTACCAGACCAATTCCATAAGGAGCAAGACCGGTAGCGCCAGCACCACCATTGGCACGCATGGCACCATTAAGGAAAGCCATGTCGCCAGTTACTGAACCGGGGCTGGGAGCACCAGCAGAAGCCTCAGTAGCCGAGTTGGGGTTCTGAAGCGAGTAGATTGCATCCTGAACAATGCCCGGGCCAGTGAAGAAGCGAAGTTCATTACGACGCTGTAGGTACTTGCTAGGAAGGTTACGAAGAACACGGTCGAAAACCGAACGTGAAACATTGTCACCAGCCTCGTCAACGGTGGTACCCGAAGCGAGAGCAAGTTTCACAAAGCCATCAAGAGCCTTGAGCAGAGTATTGCTAGATGAGGTGTTGCCATTGATGAGAAGGTCATCAAGATCGTTAGCGGTCTGGCGAGCCATGACCTGAGCAAGATGATCCTCAAGCGAGGCACCCTCAATGTTGTCCTCTAGGGACTCAGTTGAAATCTCCCAATCAAGACGAAGCTTGACGCTGGAGAGAGAAACCTTCGAAAAGGTTACGGCTGCATTGCTACCATCATCGGTAGCCTCAGTAGCCTTGCGCATAATGCGCGTACCAACCGACAACTTGTCAATATCCATGCTTGATGCACGCATACGGACAACACGGCTGTTCTGCATGAGGACAGACTGATCGACCACAAAATCTAGGAAACGATTCGACTGCTCAGCGTTAAGAAGACCGCCAGAAGCACCACCCACAACGGAGGTAGTTACTTCGTTAGCCTTTGCTAGAATTTCTTCTTGAGTTGCCATTTTATTATATCCTCCTAATCACGACTCATAGCCCAGAGCCTTGACTAGCTCTTGAGGCAGATAAATATTATTCCAGAAGGAAGGGGCAGACTTACGGATTGTATCCTCGTCACCCTCATCCTCGTCGTCGTCTGGATCGACGCTCTTCTTGACTGCACCAGCAGCGGCAAAAGCCTCTACCTTCTCAGTCTGCTCAGCAAGCGAAGCCTCAGCCGAAGCAAGCTTCTGCTCTAGTTCCTCACGCTGCGCATCTGCGCTCTTGGTAACCTCTTCAATCTTAGAGTCGATTGAAGCCTCAACCTCTTCCTTGAAAGAAGCGGCGAAGTCAGTCAACTTCTGATCGAAGACCGAACCGAGAGCATCCTTTAGAATTTCAATATCCATTTGATCCTCCATTTGATCGTTATCCGCTTCAACCTCAGTTTCAGTTGAAGCTTCTTCAATTTCGACAGACTTTTCAACGACTGTCTCTTCTTCAACTGTTAACCAGTTGACGAAACGCTTTAACAAAGAAAGTTTCTCTTCGGCAGTCGTATCCATCTCTGATACCTTAGCATAATTTTCATCATTACGCAAAGATTTCTCAACTGCCTCAAGAGTTGTACCCTCTTCATTAAGAACTTGTTCCAACATATCTTCCATATCGGTGAACTCCTTAATAATATCATCATTACAAGTCCCGCATCCGCACGAACAAGTAATTTCTTTTTCTAAGTCTGTGTCGTCATCAAATTTGCGTGTGCAATTATCTAACTGACGCACTTTTGACCTTGCCCAGACCCAACCCGGAGTACCACCCCAAAGGTTCCAAGCAATTCTACCATTAGAAGGATAACCCTTATCACCCGGATCGGCACCCTCTGCTCTTAAATCAACAGCGTGCCTAGGGAAATAACGAGCAACCTTTCTAACGAACTCTGGAGAAACAGAACCACCACGGGCAAGCCTTCTAGCCGAACCCAAACCGACACTCGTTCCTCCACGACCGTGTTCCCTTCTTTGATCAAGACCAACCTGAGCCATACGCTGTACGGACTTAGGAATAGTCAAGTTAATGTCATTACAATCAATTTTAAGAATATAATCGAGTTGATCTGGCGTATCAAACTTCACAATATCAATAACCGCAGCAGGATTCGCTGGGTTATCTACCAGACTTAACTCACCAAGTTCGTATTTCTTAATAATATTAACAGGTCTGCCTCTAAACATTTTCTCAGTGTCAATTTGCTTATCAAGAACTTTTCCACCCACAGAGAAAGAACGCAAAGTACCATCAAGAACTTTTTCCCACGTATCCTGAGCGCCCTTAGAAATGTACGCTTCAACTTGCATGGCATTATATTCTTTGCCATCTTCACCCTTGATTCTAACAGGCTTGTAATTGATAGCCTTACCTACAGCAATAGGTGCGTGCATTTCTCTAATGTTTCCGGTCCAATTCTTAAAAGCCTCAACAGAGGCATCGAACTCAATAAGATCTCCAGCCTTATCAATATTGTCAGCAGTAGCGATACCTACAACAATACGCTCTTCCCGCTTGATCATATCAATCGGAAATGTAAGGTTTAAATCTTCCATAGTAAGAATAGGATACCACAACTTTGTATTTAAATATAAATTAAATATCCATCCAAGATAAAACTTGAGAATCAGTTGGGGTATTAGAATCACCACCGGGGCTTATGGGAACATCACTAGTGGTGCCCTCAAAATATCCGACACCACCAAGATGATCCTTAAAAAAAATTTTACCATCCCTATAATTAATCGCTAACTCACCATAAGATAAAGAGTTCGCAGAAGGCTCATTATTAGCAGTCCCAGAATTCTTTATCTTAATTGTATTAGCCATCAGAAACCTTAGAAAGTACCACCATCAACAGTAACGTTATCAATTGTACCACCAGTAATAGCAACACTACTCGCAGCCTGAACAGCCATCGTTCCCAAACCAAGAGTGGTTCTACCAGCAGCCGCATCAGCATCATCTACAAGTGACCGACCAAAAGAGGTAAACGTGGCAAGAGCAGCAGTACCGCTACCAGTATAGTAAGGCAAACGATCAGCAGCGGAAGTTAAACCAGCAATAGCCGCAAGATCTGCGCTGTAAGCCTGAACATGAGTGCCAATAGCAAGACCCAAATTATTTCTAGCATTGGAAGCATCAGTAGCACCGGTACCGCCATAAGCGACAGCAACAGCAGTACCCTGCCAAACACCCGTAGAAATCGTTCCAACACTTGTAAGGCTTGAACCAGTAATACCAGAACCAAGTTCACCAGAATCTAAAACCTTGGTTCCATTAATACGGTACTCTTTACCGCTCAAAAGATCCATATGCTCAGAAGAAGTCCAAGCATCAGTAGCATTCACCCAGTTAAAAGTGTGGTTAGAAGTACCAAGAATTGTTAAACCACCACCATCAGCAGAAGCATCAGAAGGAGAAGCAGTATTAGCAAGAACAATATTCTTATCCTCAACAACAAGAGTTGAAGCATTAACAGTAAGAGTATTACCATTAACAGTTAAGTCGCCAGTAACAGTAAGATTACGACCAACCGTCAAGTCTTGTGTCAAACTGACGCTATCAGGAAGCGTAACAGTTACAGCACCAGTAGATGCGCTAACATCAATCTTATTAGTAGTTCCCGCAATCGAAGTAACACCAGAGTTAGTGATAGTAGCAGTAGATCCTTCTCCAGCAGTATGGCTAACCGAGATGCCAGTACCAGCAGCGACATCAACCATATAGTTACCAGTAGTATCTGCTCCAAGAGCAACAGAATTAGCAGCAACAGTAGCAGTTAAAGTAGTATCTCCAAGATTAGTTACTGTTGCACTACCAGTTAAATCACCATCAAGAGTGATAGTGAAATCATCAACATTTAAAGCAACCGTGCCAGCAGTATCATCGTAAGTCGCTGACAGACCAGAATGCGATGCGCCCGTCAAAGTTGCGGCAGAAATATCTTCAATATATTCCTGAAGACCGGTAACAGCAGTCGTAGCGATCTGAATAGCGGAATTGCTTGCGGCAGTCAAACGACCTTGAGCATCAACAGTAAAAGTAGAAACAGTGGAGGCGCTTCCATAATCACCAGCAGATACGGCAGTATCATCAAGGTTTAAAGTAATAGTATCAGTCGTAGCCGCAGAACTTAAACCGGTACCACCAGAAACTGTAAACGTATCAGTACCGACAACTACTTGAGTACTAGAGGTATCACCAGCAACAGTTAAAGTACCACCAACACCGGCAATAGCAGTATCAACATAAGCAGTAGTAGCAACAGAAGTAGAATTATCACTTTGAGACTTTGTTGCCGCAGTTGCACTTGAACCCAAAGCGACAGTGCCGCTAAAAGTTTTATTGCCAGTTACCGTCTGAGTATCTGACAGTGACACAAAAGCACCGGTACCACCGATTGATATGACAGTGTTTGCATCACCATTAACATCTGTTCCGGTACCGTAGTACAGAACATTATCAACCTCGTTAAACGCAAGTTCTGCGTTCTTTAAACTTGAAGGTGCTCCCCCTAAACCAGTAGCCCTCCTCTTAATACGAATCGTATTAGACATTAAAAATTACCTCCACTAATGTACATACCAGTAGAAGGATGCACATGATCTGATCTTGCAGCAAAAAGACTTGTACCAGCAGAGCCTGTGTTTGCTAACTCCAAAGGAGTATCATTACTCAAATTAACATACACCGGTACATTAATAGTTGCAGCAGCGGCACTTATCAAAGTTGAATCAGCATTAGTGACAGTAACAGCAGTAGTTGTCGTATTAGAAACCGACAAACTTGTCACATCAGAATTAGATACAGAAAGAGAAGTCGTATCCCCCGAATTAACAGTTATTAATGTTGCATCAGAAGAAGTAACCGTAATCGTTGTCGCTTCTGCACTCATCTTGAAACATCTCCAGTAACAGTAATGTCGCCGTACATTAATGTTAAAACATTACTACCGTTTGTCTCTTGAAGATCATAAGTGTATGTGCCAGCCTGAAGACTGGCAGTCTGAGCACTAGTTAAACTTAGTTGCAAAACACCTCCAGCCGCATCTGTAACAGTAGAAGTAAAAGTTAAGACAACATCGGCAGAACTAGCGCTTCTCCTGATTTGGGCTAGATAGGTTCTATCGGTAATATCAATGGCAACACTTGAAGAATCCTTTAGTGTAACTTCATGTGTATAAGTATCTCCTTTGTAAATTGAAATATTCCTTATAGCAGCCATTCACAAACCTCTATTTAATTGTATCAGCGATTAGCCTATAGCATAAACAGCGACTTCTGACGAAGCGGTAATAACTTCAATAGTATTGTAGTCACCCGGAATATGAATATAGTCATGAACATGACCAGAAGCATCAGGAATCATAATCGAATGCTTACCGTTCAACTTGACCTCAACCCAATGATTAGTATCAACATTAACAATGTAAATAGCATAGGTGTGATGAGAAATAGTTTGCTCACCATCAGAATCAGTTAAACTTGTATTCGAATATACAATATGTCCGTCAATCATTATTTCCTCCATTATCTTGATTTTCGCCTCTCTCGGCTTGATCACCGGTTGTACGTGGATCAGTTGAACCACCCGGCGAGTCTGCTCTAGCATTTCTAGGTACGGCAGACTCATTATTCGTATTACCCTCAGGAGCACCCGGACCACGCCCAGCGCCCTGCTGCATCTTCAACTTAGTCGGATATGGCAACGGCTCATCAGCATCCATCCTCTCCGGCATACCCAAATCATTACGAACCTCATTCGGCGTAATAACCTCGGTACGAAGATACCTATCATGAATCCTAGACTGAATATCCTCATCAACCAAGTCAATGCGCTCAAACTTGATATGAACCAGATCTGTGAACTCAGAGATAAGTCTGTTAAGTTTCTTCTCAATAACAGATTGATCCGGCCCAATAACCTGAGTCTTGAACGTCTTGTCAGCATCTCTAGAAACCGCAAGGTTAGCATTATCATAAACACCTACCTTCGGGGCGGGAACCCTATTAGCAACAAGAATCTCATCCCGGTTAGACTTGCGGTACTTATCAAACGATGCGTCTTGGATACCAGCCTCAAGTTTCTCAAACTTAATATCGGTATCACCACCAAGAGAAGCGGGCAAAGGAACAATCAACGTTCCATGATTACGACCTTTTACCTCTTGACGGAAATAGTTAACAAGTTCCTGCTTGGAACGATTGCTAAGTTTTGCTCCCTTAACAATAATTGCATAGCGAGGAATAGCCTTGTTTTCAAAGTAATCAATATTGTACTCTTTAGCAAACTTATCACCAATAATTGCAGCAGCAGCCGACACACTCGATGGAATACCATAATAAGTATTGTTAGGTGAATAAGTTTTAAAGTGAATTACTTCATTAGGGTTAGGGTCCGAATTAATCGGATCTTCTGTTTCTGTGTCCTGAAAGTTTCTAAAGAACACAGCCTGAATCTTGTTGCTCTTGGCTATTTGAACATATCCATCACGATGACGACGAACTCGCATCAAAGTAGAAGGAATGTGGCCAATATAGCCGATTTCACCAGAATTGTTTCTACCAATTTCAAGGTAACCATTACCTGTAGTAAGAACATCTAGCCAGACCCTTGTAATGGTCTCAATAAAAGTTTCTTCTTCGTTAAAGTTTTCAAACTTCTGCTCAAGATCCTGCCGTGTATCCTGAATAGCCTTCCTAACCCGACTCAGCCTGTCAGAATTACCAGCAGCCTTCTCAAGCCTTCTCTTCGACTTCAACGTTTCTGGGAACGAATATCCCAGACCGACCGTATTCATAACTCTTGCATTAATAGCCGCATTGTGAATTGCGCTGGAATCATACAGATCCGCAAGAGTCTCCAAATCATATGGAGGAGTTACAACATCGTATAAAGAATAGCCGTCCAGTTCTTCAGGATCAATATACTTTGTTCCTACACCTTCAACTCCTTCATATTTCTTAGCAAGACGAGTAGCCTTACGCTTCATCCTCGGAGACAAAGATGTATACTTGACCTTTTTAAAAGGATCATCACTATCTGTCTTCTTTATAACTTGAAAGTAATTAATATCATCCAAATACTCTTCAGTATCCGAATCTTCCATATGAGTCATCTCGCCTCTCATCGGCCCCTCCTAGCAAGTTCTTTTCTTACAGCCGCTTCAATCACATCTTCATAAGGATCTGGATTGAGACCGGCTGCTAAACGCTCTGCTTGATCATCTTTTTCAGAAGCAGTCACCTTTCTAGCCCCTCCAACCCAAGTAGCGTAACCTTCCTCGCTACCTGTCCAATACTTGGCGGCTTGAGCAACCTGCTTCTCAACGTTCTTGTCATTCATAACGCCCTCAGCGCACAGAACACCGTCACCATCAGATAATGGTTTACCATCTGGCATGATCCAGATGCACACACCATACGCTCTTTCTGGCACATATAGTTCTTTCCGCTTCACATAATCGTCAATCATCTTAGATATCATACACTACTTGGTCTAAAAAAGCACCGTTAACAGCAAAAAGCGTATCTGGTTGATACGCTTTTGCCATTTGCTCGGGGAGCAGGGATCGAACCTGCAACCGTCTGATTAACAGTCAGATGCACTGCCTATTGTGCTATCCCCGATAAACTTTACCTGCTAACGAATAGGGCAGGCACCACCTTCACACTCAAGATCTTCAAGAGCATACTCGTTGATCTGATCTACAAATGAAACAGACTTGATCTTTGCTTTCATCTTTTCATAAAATTCTTGATCAATCTCTTCATAGGGAGCAAGAGCAAAACCGTGATCACTATGCAACAAGAATGAAACAGACTTTAACTTATTCTTATAGTTCTTCTTCATCCAGTCTTGAATCTCAGGCAGTTCTTCTTTACGATAGTAAACCGTAACAGAAACGTTATTATCAGCCCATTCGCTTTGAGCCTTAACAACCCATTCTAATTGATCAACAGCGGTTAGATTCTTAGCAAGAGTTGCGTGCTCAGGAGTCTCACATGGGAAAGATACAACACAAACCGTGTGATTCTCCTTGCCATCAAGACCAACATCATACTGGACATCGTAACCCTTATCACGACAATAATTCACCAATGGATCAGCACTACCCATACGAACACGACGAATATAGTATTGAGAATACGCAGGGTGAATACCCGGAGTCACGCCAGCAAGAAGGCTTAAAGTACCTGAAGGCTTAACCGTAGTCAGTTTAATCGAAGGGTTAATTCCGATAGATTCAGACCATTCCTTATCAAATTCACGAAGTTGCTCATAGCACTCAGAGACCCATGACAACTGTTCATCAGTAGACTGAAGCCATCCAGTAATGCCCTGACCAAGACGGCGGTTTCTACTAATTACAGCCTGTGACTTAGCGTAAGGATACGCAAGAGTAGTAATAGCCTTTTGAGTTTTGTACAAAAGACGGCTTAAATCATACAACTCTTCTTTACTTTCAATATTAGGTAAGAATATTTCAGCAAGATTACAAGGCTCCCCATCTTCCAAACCAATCTCACCACAAGGGTTTGTACCAATTACGCCCTTGTCATTAATCTTCTCACCAAGACGACCAGTCTTACGAATAAGGTCACGATTAATAAGTCCGTAAGGCTCACCTGTGCCATCATACCCCTTCCAGAATTCATCAATAATTTCATCATACGAATCAGCAAAAATAGAGTTATTAGAGTTACCACGCCATGCAGGAATGTCACCCTTACCCCAGTTCTTTGCACGAAGATACAAAAAGTCGTCAGGATCACCAATAGCAATCTGAGCCGAACGACGAGCAGAACCTGCTACAACAATCTTCCCGATAATATTACAGATATCAAGAGCATCAACAGAGCGAAGTTTCTTACCGACTCTGGCTTCAAGAATCTTTTGAATATCAGCAATGCCCTCAATCAAAATCTCTGGACCGGAAGCAGTCCCACCAAAAGTCTTAAGCGGAGCACCGTAACCACGAATCAATACCGTGCTGTAGGTAAAAGAAGATCCTGTGTGGAAATAACTATCTAGCACCTTACCGAGAAGAGAAGACCAACCCTGTCTTGAGTCAGGCACAATAAAGTCTGCGTCATTAGTTCTTTCATGCTTAATGTAATCTACTGACTTAACCTTAGGAAGATCGTGTACAACTGCTCTCTCTACAGTAAACCCAACACCGCCTCCAACCATAAGATGATCCATAAGAAACTGGAAGTCTTCAACTTTAGAAATAGTAGTCATCCAGCAGTTAACTAAAGACACACCGCTCATCTGACGAACAAGAGGTGTACCTAATTGCCAAAGGGCACGGCCAGCAAAAATGCCCTTTAGATTAAAGATATAATCGAACAAACGTTCTGCTTCATCTTTTGTGTAACCAGCACCAATTTCTTGAGCACCATTGATTGCTCTAGCAATAGTCTCAAACCAATACTCTTTACGACCTAGAGCCTCAATATCTCTAGAGTAAGTACGACGATAAACAATCTCGCCCATACCATTAAAACCCCAAGGTGGGGTCTTATCAACGTAGCCAGAAACAAATTCTGGTGTAATAATGTTATCCATATAGCCTCCTAAATAATGATAGAGAACAATCGTATCAACTAGAGTATTCGAAAGAAAGAAAAGGTACTAAGGATGATTAGAAACTATTTTCGAATTCTTCAAGCCGTCCGATGATCATATCAGCCACAGCGCTCCATGATCGCTCCTGATGAAGAATTCTTGCGGATTGTAAAGTATATTTCTTAAAATCATCGTACTCATTGACTACATGGGTCATTAAATCACACAAAGCATCATAATTTGGTACAGCCCAATCACCAGCATCACAGCCATACTGATGGCTTTGCCAAGGAGCCTCACCCCACTCAGCATCCAAAGGCACAGAGTACTTTGCAAAATCTGCGGTACCCGTAAGATTTGTAACAATGCTAGGCATCCCGGTAGAAATTGCTTCAAAAGGAATCATACCAAAACCTTCACCACTAGAAGGATAAACGAGGCAATGACATTTATGATACAAAGCAACCATGTCAGAAACTGTTAACATTTGAGGTAAAGTATAAATCTGAGGATGACGACTAGCAGGAACTATCTGACCATTAAGATAAACGTCAGCATCACAGAAACCGTTATACTTTAAAACTAACTGATAGTCCATATTGCCATCATATAGTTCAAGAAAAGCATCAACTACCATTTGCACATTCTTACGCTTAGAGTCACCGCCTACATGCAAAAAGTTAAACTTATCTGTAATTTCTCTGTCATAAATTTCAAAGTCTTCTGAAATACCATGAGGGATTACATGAATGTTATGGTGAACACCATTTTTTTCATAAACTTCTTTTACAAATTCTGAGGTAGCCCAGATCTCGTCACACTCCGACATAGGCTGTCTCCAACTAACAGGAATCTTTGTACTTTCCCAAGGAGTGTAACCTACAATGTAAGACCTGCCGGTCTGATAATACATAGGCTGACAGAAGTTAACATGATAAGGGATATCTCTACGATTGTAGAAAACACCTACGCCCTTATCCTGTAGAGCCTTGATTGTATTTAAAGCAGCATTTGAATAACCCTGGCTGTACCAAAGTTCACCAGACTCATCAGTGCTGCTGGGAGTGAACCAGCTTATTTTTTTCATAGACCAACTACTTAGTATAACTCTCTATCTCTATGCAGTTTACACCTTTTTTAATTAATTTATTTGCGTCCTCTTCAGTTAACTCACAGGTAATTGGTGTTCCTCTGAACACGCAACGAGTAGCACCGAGATAAAAACCATCACACTTCATAATTGAAATGAAATCAGTGTCTAAAATGGCTGCTGGTCCACAGTCATCTGACTCTACAATGGCAACAATTTGCATAATTATATACTATCACTAAGTAAGGTAAAACGATACTGAATACGGTCTATCAGGGCTTATCAAGCCATTATGAGTGACACTAGCATACCGAGACCCCGCCGTGTGCGGTTTTGAAAAATTTTTTTTGAAGAAGATTCCGATCACCGTCACAGATTGTGTTAGTATCACCTTCATGGGACATGGAACAGAGATTGAAGTTTTAAATGCAGGCTCAGTAAAACTATTAGACAGATTTGGTTCTGACGTTGATATTGTTAACTCTGCCAGAGTTAGTTTTGCATCCTACCAGACAGAAATGGATGAGAAAGCATCTGGTTTAATCAACTTTTTAATTAAAAACAAGCACGCTACACCATTTGAACATGTTACGTTTAAGTTTTACATTAAATGCCCAATCTTTGTTGCTAGAGAATGGTTTAGGCATAGATGGTCATCTTTTAATGAAATGAGCATGAGATATTATGTTCCTGAGAAGTTAGATTTCTTTTTTCCAGACATTGATGCAATTAGAAAGCAAGTCGGAAAACCCGGACATTATACATTTGAACAAATTGAAGATACCGCTGTCTATGATTTTGTAACAGACTCGTTAGAACAAGTTTACCAAGCAGCAGAATCTGCGTACTACGATATGATTAATGCAGGTATTGCGAAAGAAATCGCTAGAACTGTTCTTCCAGTCGGTCAGTATACAGAGTTTATTTGGACAGTTAATCTTCGTAGCCTTCTAAACTTCTTATCATTAAGAAACGATGAGAACGCTCAAAAAGAAATTCGGCAGTATGCTGAAGTTATTGAAAGATTGATTACCGCCTATGTTCCAGAAACAATGCTGGCCTTTGAAAATAACAATAGAGAGGCTATTTGATGCGGATTGTTCCTTATGATGGGGATGACAATATTGAAGATATTGAATCAATTTCTTTAATAATTAAAGCAATTCCATTTGAAGACAGTTATGTTCCTGCATACACTCTTGTTGCCCCAACAGATGATTACTTTATTAAAATAGATGAAGTACACTGTTTGATGGATGGCATTGAGATAGCTTCATCAAAAATTGATGAACTTATTGCCATGATGCTTCAAAGTAAAATTAATAGTTTAAGAGATAATGCTATCATTTATGATCAAGATGACGATGATTTTGAGGAGGATTTAGACGAAGATGATACTGGGGAGAGTGATTAAAGATTTTCCTTACCCGGAAAAACTTTGTCCTTACTGCAACGCTAAATTAAAAGTTGTTAATGCTATTCATTACGAAAATGATCCATATCATTTCAAAGCATTATATTTAGATCCAAATCCAGCATGTCCCGTGTATGATGAAGGGGCTATGCAGGCATATGCTCGCATATACTATTCTTCTGAAGAAGCATATTGGTATTACGGAAATGTTAAGATTCCAATTCAAAGATGGAATCGTGATGATCTATATACGATTTATCAATAATCTGGTAAAATAGTGGTTACTATGCCAGTTGAAAGATGTTCTGAGGGCGATAAGCCCGGTTTTAGATTTGGAAGTTCAGGAAAGTGTTACACTTACACTGAGGGTGATACCCCCGTATGCGTAGAGCCAGAGAAAAAGCCCGAACTCAAGAGCGTGCGGCCTATGCTTCAGGTTTCACAGGCAAATCATACGGGGATACCGAATATGACTTTTTAAATGAAATTCTTCTTGCAGAAGAAGTAAGTTGCTATGAAGAGTTTCTTCCAGATCCAACAAATAATTTTCAATTCTTATCAGATGTGATAAAAGAAATGCATGATGATGAGATGGATGACGATGATGAAATGCATGGTCCCCCAGATGATGAAGAAGAAGAGGGTCGGGGACATGATTTTCTTGAAATGCTTGACCCAGAAGAAAGAATGTTTGCTAATGCTTTAATTGCTATCACGCAAAAGTACGGCAAGTTTGATACAGATGATGAAGGAGTATGGGTCGGGTATACTCCAGCAGAAGAGAATGAAGATAAAGATATTGGTGTGAAGTGCGGCAACTGTGCTTTGCATGAATCTGAAAAGGTTTGCCGTATTATTTCGGCACCTATTGAACCCGGTGGTTATTGCCGTCTAGCCGTAATCCCTAAGGGGTACGTTGACCCCTCGGCTGACGAGGATGATGACGATGTGAGTAAAGTCACATACGGTCGTCCGGGTCGTAATGACCCTCGCAAGACCCCGGCTAAGCCTTCTGAGAGGCGAAGTGGTTCCCGACGCAACCGTAGGGGGTCGGCTGAGTCCGGTTCCTCTGTCTCCTTCTCAGAGGCTGTGACTGGATCGCTTAGGACGAAGATGGAGAATCACAATAAAAAGCATGATGCTGCATCTAAGCGTGCTACAATGGCTGCATTGAAAGCAGTTTATCGGCGTGGGGCTGGGGCTTTCTCAACCTCACACCGCCCGGGTATGACGAGAGGTCAATGGGCAATGGCTAGAGTGAATGCTTATCTCTACTTGTTGCGCAATGGCAGGCCTTCAAATCCAAACTATACTACAGATAACGATCTTTTGCCGAAGGGTCATCCCAGAAGCAGTAAGAAGTAATAAGGAGATAACAAATGATCATTAATCTACCCTATGACAATGTTGAGATGATGAAGTCCCAGCATGAGCAAATGAAGGCTTGGAACGATAACATGAAGAAGCAACATGAAGATGCTTCAGCATGGCATCAACGCCAGATTGAGGAACTTGAGAAGGCTATGGTTCGTGTTCCGCTTGAGCCAGAGCAAAAGCCAGCACCTAGCGCTGGCGGTGCTCAAGGTTCTTCAACGGATGGACCAGACCCGGCAGCACCCGCTGCTACCAACGTTCCTCTTGATCCTGTAAAAAAGGCTGATCTAGTGTCCATCCTTGAGGACCATGCCGCAGAATATGGCGACTTCAATAAGTCAATTGAAGAGATTGTTCAGTTAATTGCAGGTGAGTGATGGATGCTGCACTAGGTGGTATCATTGTTGCTTTAATAACAACAGTAGGTACCATCATGGTAGCAATTCTTAACACTTTAAGAAAAGAAAATCGTGAAGATCACAATGTTGTGAGAGATAAACTTCAAGAGTTAAGAGAAGACGTTAAACACATTGACAATAAATTGGATGACCACATCACTTGGCACTTAGATCAAGAGTGATATAATAGGTTCGTGGTGGACCCTCTGGCTGTAAGTATTTCGAAAGATTATTTACGGTGCGGGGGGTTCACCCATATGTGAGGGCAAATGGAAAGAAATTTTTATCCAGTCGTGGAACTTTTTTGGAAAGACCACTACGGAATGGCCGACGAGTGGTATGATGAGATCGAAGATACACCGCCGAGGATTCTTTCAGCAGTAGGATATTTCGTAGGTCAAGACGACGACTACTATTATGTGTCTTGCAATTACGATTTTGGCAACTGTCAATTTTCCAACGGCACAGCAGTATTAAAAAACTGCGTTGTTAAAAGAAGAGTGATTAGCAAGGGGAAATTTGACTATGATCAGTTTTGCGGAAAAAGAGAAACTTGTTCAAATTGTAAATCGAAGTTACAACCCCCATCGACCGGAGATTGGTAGAGCCGGATATTGCGTCATAATTGGCTACTATAACGAGAAGTCTTTAAAAGAGATTTGTAATTTTTATTCCATAACCGAAGAAGATGCATATTACTGGTGGAATCATTTCGGTTTTGATACAACTAAGGCTAAAGTTAAAAGTAAGCGTAGCCACAAGAAGAATGCCATATTTGATTACTTAAAAAAGAATGTTGGCAATAACCTCACCCCAGCAGAAATTGCTGATGCTTGTGAAATCAGTATGCCAACCATGTATAACTTTATAAACAGCAATATTGGTTGGTTTAAAAAGGTTAAGCGTGGTTTGTATGAAGTTGTTGATGCCGACGAGGAAAGAAAAAAAGAGAAGGGTCGTAATGGATGATATTGACGGCGACACGATTATCATTCTTAGATGCTGTAGGGATTGGCCGATTCAGGCTAAGATGGCAATGATGAAAGGTGGGAGTTGTGGACTCTGTGGAGAATATCCAACAGTCGTATTTGAACGATACGTTGCCCCTGAGCGAGACTCTTAAAGTTTTTGGTGACATCTGTCTAGCAATAGAAAATGGGGCAGAGATCAACTTTAAAATTAACTCTAACTTTTTTTATGATGCCGCAAAAGAAGTTGAGGATCTTGAAGAAGATAAGATCTTTGTAGATTGTGGTGATGAAGTTGTTGTTATAGATGGTGAACTTGCAACAAGAACAATAAAGTCTGCTGTTACTGAATATGTTAACAAAGCTTTAGAATATTATTTAGATGAGATATTTGGAGGAAATACAAATGAAGATTGATAATAAAACATGGGAAAGCGCTGCTGAAGAAGCAGTGAGTAGCATTTTTGATGTTGCTATTTCCAACGGGCTTCAAACCCCAGAAACATTATGTAAATTTATGCGTCATAAGTTTGATGAAGCATTAAACAAGACGGTAGATTTTAATTCTATTCCAGAAGGGGTTTTGTTTAATTCTACTGGTAGTCTGTGGTCTTTTGTTGCACGCCATGCTTTACACATTTTAAGATATCAAGAAATTTCTCCAACAAAAGAAGAGATTGTTTCTACGCTTATCAGAAAGCAAAGAGATTACGGTCCTGAGAATATCAGCCGATTTGGTGATATTGGTTTACTTATCCGTATGCACGATAAGATTGCCCGTCTAGAAAACATTATGGCTAAAACAAATAACGATTTTAATCGGGCTATATCTATTAACTCTGTTCAAGATGAAACAATTGTTGACACACTTATCGACATTATTGGTTACTCAGCGATTGCTATCATGTGGTCAACAATAGACGAAAACAATAATCGTGCTTTCTTGTATCCAATGGGGGAAGAATATGTGTAATTCTTCCAATGAGGGTAAAGACTGGACGGTTAAGTATCTGAACAGGTACCTCAGCAATGTCCCGAACCCGAAGTTTTTAGATATCGGTACCGGACAGGGCACATATTTCCGTCTGCTGAATTCTAAGTACGAAAACGCCCATTGGACCGGGGTGGAGGCTTACAAGCCGTACATCGAAAATTACGGGCTAATGGAGAAGTATCACACGATGCACCACGCCGACGCACGGGAATTGTACGGCAAACATGTCGATGTTTCTCAACTTGACTACCACACCACATTTTGCGGTGACGTTTTAGAACATATGACCAAAGAACAAGCATTGGCGCTCGTAGAAAAACTAACATTATGTTCAGGTATTATTGTTATTTCTATTCCTATTGTGAAGTGGCCTCAGCATGATCATGTGAACGAGTTTCAAAATCATGTGAAAGATGATTGGTCTCATGATGAGGTTATGGGTACGTTTCCCGGTATCATAGATTTTTATAAGGGTGTGTCAATCGGGGTATATGTTATTGCAGGAGACCGTTACACGGGAGATCGTTACACAGGAGATCGTCAACGTTGATAAAACCACATGAAGAAAAATGGTATGCGGCATGTCACCAACTTGCCCCCATATTTTCCACATGTTCAAAACGACAATACTTTGCAGTCATCGTGGCAAAAAACAAAAGACTACTCGCCCAAGGATACAACGGAAGCGCACCCGGCATGGGACATTGCAACCAAGGCCATTGCCCCCGATACCACAACAACACCCCATCAGGCGCAATATACGATGATTGCATTGCCACACACGCCGAAGCAAACGCCATCATGTGGGCCGACCCACACGCACGACAAGACGCCACACTTATTATAAACGGCTCACCCTGCTACAATTGTGCCAAACTTATCGCAACAAGCGGCATACAGCGAATCATAGGCCAATCAGACCAAACGTATGCCCAACAGCAACACGTAGTTAACTACCTACTGAACAATAGAATCGAAACGATTCTGCTGACAGAAAAAGAAACCCGCAAAATAATGAACCTCTATACAACCAACCCTACGGAACGAGATCTTCGATCTACCAAAACGACACCTTTAACCCTACCAAACTACAACCTTAACCCCACCCTTAACCCCGACCTTAACCCCGACCACTCCCCCATACCCCGACACACACACACCCCCCGCACAACCCCCAAAATTTAACACATAAATTTTCCTACTAAAAGAGCACAATTACCAAAACCAAAAAAGTAATTGTCCTAAGGAACACCCAACCCAAAACCACCAAAAATTTAATACACAACCGAAGAAGGCAATGCGATGGAAAATGCGTGTCTCCGAACGTATGTTCGGTAGGGTCAATCCGGTTCGTAACATTATTGTCACAAAGAAATCTGCCCCAGACTATTGACTCGGGCGGTGATGAGAGTAAGATACGGGTAACGGATCGGAGATACCGACCGGGAAAGGAAACCATGAAAGCACCAACACTCAAGAGCATCACCGCCGAGATCACGCCCGAGGGAATCATCGACCCTCGCACCGGTAAGAGGGGGGTCACCGGCTCCGATGTCGCAACGGCGCACCGTGCGGTGATGGCATGGGCGAACGGTGACGCTAAGCGTTCCACCTACTCGGAGACTCGGGTTGCCATCGTCGCCGGTCTGATCGCAATGGCTCGCACCGGCTCCGGTTCCATCACGGTGGATGCTCTCGCCGTCACCGAGCCGATCACGACCGAGGGATGGAATGACGGCTCGGCTCTCTACCGTTGGCTCCGCTCCGCCGGTTGCGCCGGTTGCGCCGGTATCCCGGCTCTGAAGATTCAGACCACCCGGGTCACGAAGGGCGAGCCGGTGTTCACGGTGACCATCCGGTGACCGGCTCGGGGGAGCGAGTGCGACGCTCCCCCACCGGCCCCGACCGAACAGATGTTCGATCCGCCGCTTGGTGTATCGACTACCCTACTCACAACTTTATTACACTTTACGAACTACCCAAATCTACCCAAATCCAAAGGAGAAT